CCCGTGGCATTGAATTCTGGTAATACAAACACCGGCAATTCAACTCAAGCAATTACAACTTCTACTGATATTACGGCCACATTGCCGATTCGTATCATTGATGTTGTGCCTGAGACTGCTGTTACATCAACCACATACGTTGAGCTGATCGTTAAGATCAACACTCACTCGTATAACAATACCACCGGTATCTAAGGAGTAACTTACCATGGCTATTTCACGCGCACAACTACTGAAAGAGTTGCTCCCCGGCCTGAACGCATTGTTTGGTCTTGAGTACGCTAAGTACGGCGAAGAGCACAAAGAAATCTACGAAACAGAGTCATCTGAGCGTAGTTTCGAAGAAGAGACCAAGCTGTCTGGTTTCTCTGCTGCACCTGTCAAGAATGAAGGCTCTGCCATCGCTTATGACAACGCACAAGAAGCATGGACTGCACGTTACACCCACGAAACCATTGCGATGGGCTTCTCCATCACAGAGGAAGCTGTGGAAGATAACTTGTATGACAGCCTGTCTTCACGTTATACCAAGGCTCTGGCCCGTGGTATGGCTTACACAAAGCAAGTTAAGGCCGCTTACGTCCTGAACAACGCTTTCGCTGGCGGCCCTACATACGGCGACGGTCAAGTGTTGTGCTCTACAGCACACCCCTTGGTTTCCGGTGGTACAAACAGCAACCGTCCTGCCACAGCAGCTGACTTGAACGAAACTTCGTTGGAAAACGCAGTTATTCAGATCGCCGCTTGGACAGACGAGCGCGGTTTGCTCATCGCCGCTAAGCCCAAGAAGTTGGTCGTTCCTCCAGCAAACATGTTCGTTGCAACTCGCTTGCTCGAAACTGAATTGCGTGTTGGTACAACTGACAACGACATCAACGCATTGAAAAACAATGGTTCTATTCCTGAAGGTTACACCGTTAACCACTTCTTGACAGACCCCAATGCTTGGTTCTTGTTGACTGACGTGCCTAACGGCTTGAAGCACTTCGTGCGTACCCCTATGAGCACTGGAATGGATGGTGATTTTGACACAGGCAACGTAAGATATAAAGCTCGTGAGCGTTATTCTTTTGGCGTCAGTGATCCCCTCGGCATCTTCGGAAGCCCCGGCGCATAAGGCTTCGGCCTTATCGGAAAGGCCCTTCGGGGCCTTTTTTGTTTTTAAAAATAGCTGTGGTATATTACCTGTAACTAAGTCACAGGAGCCAAAATGGACACCACAAACCTACCCAAGACCCGCGAAGAAGCCAAGAAAACCGGCAGTAAGTACTATTTCACTGGACAGCCCTGCAAGCATGGGCACATTGCGGCACGCAAAACCAAAGGAGCCTGCGTCGAGTGTTTGAAAGTTGAGTGGGCAAAAGGTAATAAAACCCGTGCCGATTACTTCCGTGAGTACAACAAACGTGAAGACACTAAAGATCGCAAAAACGAGTGGTATCAAGAAAACCGCGAAGCCGTGATTGCGGCAGCAGCTACTCGCCCGGCGCATGTATTGCGGGAATACCGCAACGCGTGGAAAGCCAATAACAAAACTCAAATACGCGCAGATACAAAAGCACGCCGCCGCAAACACCGTGAGGCTACACCCCCGTGGCTTACACGAAAACAAAAATCTGAAATACGCCAGCTTTATCAGATTGCCATCACGATGACTCAAACCACTGGAGAGCAGTACGTCGTTGACCACATCGTACCGCTGCGCTCGCATGAAGTATGCGGCTTACATGTGCCGTGGAACCTGCGTGTTATCACGCAAGAAGAAAACTTAAAGAAGTCCAACAAACTTGTTGCACCCCAAGAAACACCATGATATATTGCAACTAATCCGGGCTTTCCGGTGCATCAAACTGTCCCGGCAGACGACATACCGATTGATGCACTTAACTTGTATGTAAGGAATACATCATGGGATTCGCAACTCACCTCGGCCCTTGGCTGCTTGGCACTGTCAAAGACACAACCGGCACTACTGCTGGCACAGTTCGCAACACCGGCGCAACTCAAGTTACTCAACAAATCACTCTGGTCGCTGGCTCCGCTGTGACTTGCTGGATTCCAGCAGGTTCTATCATCAGCAACGTGCAAGCCTACATGACTACCGGCGCTGCTGGTACACCTAACGTGACTGTTGGCGGAACCATCATTGGTACTGTATCTACAGCCGCTGGTTTAAACAATCTGGTTGTGACCGCAGCCAACGTAGGCACTATGGCTAACGTAGGTGCTACTGATGCTCAGTTAAGTTTCACCGCAACCGCAGCTTCTGCTGGTGTGTTGAGCGTAACTTACACAGTACGCAACTCAGACGGCTCTTCTTTCCCAGCTTCTGCTTAATTAATCTAGGGGGCTTCGGCCCCCATTTACAAGGAGATTGATTATGGCTATGCAAGGTGACGTAACCTCAACACACCGCAATTCAACTGGTTCTGTTTATGTGGGCCGCACTCGCGTTAAAGGCTTTTCTATTTGTGCCACAGCAAGCACTGCTGGAACTTTATTGTTAAGAGATGGCGGCGCGAGTGGCACAGTATTGATTGAAATTGACATCCCATCAAACTCAAACCCAAATTCTTTTTATGTGGCGATACCACAGGAAGGGGTGCTGTTTGAAACGGATGTTTATGCAACATTAACAAACATTGCGTCAGTGACGTTGTTCTATGGCTAAGAGTCCAGCATGGCAGAGGAAAGAGGGCAAGAACCCCAAAGGCGGTTTAAACGCCAAGGGTCGAGCCTCCGCGAAAGCGCAAGGCATGAACTTGAAACCTCCCCAGCCGGAAGGCGGCTCCCGCAAAGATTCGTTCTGTGCGAGGATGGAAGGCATGAAAAAGAAGCTAACCTCCGCCAAAACCGCCAAAGATCCAGACTCACGCATCAACAAATCGCTTAGAGCATGGAAATGCTAGATCTCAATACAGTATGGTCAACAGTCTTAACAATTCTTGTCGGCTTGATTGGCTACATAATGAACGAAAAGTTCAGAGAACTTGCTCGCATCAGCATTCTCTTGAACAAAACTCGCGAGGAGGTCGCACGTGATAACGTTACTCAAGCAGAAGTTGAGCGGATTACTGATCACATTGACCAGCGCTTTAACAGGCTGGAAGAAAAAATTGACCAACTTATTCGCCAAAAAGGATAAATGATTATGTCAAATGGTAACCCTGCGCCACCACCACCCCCACCACCCCCACCATCCAGAGACGAAGGTTCTCCAAATTTTGGCGGGGAATCTTCATCATTGGGGAGTAGACTTCGTGAAGCCATGAGCGTTCCTCTTGGCGGCGGTACGCTATCGCCAGCCAAAGTTGGTAAGGGGTACGGGGTTCAGTGGACTAAAAAGTTTAATAAGGGCGGCAAAGCTAGTGCTGCCTCTAAACGTGCTGACGGCATTGCCCAGCGCGGTAAAACTAAAGGTCGGTACTTGTAATGCCAAGTAGCTCTAAAAAGCAACACAATTTCATGGAAGCGGTGGCTCACAACCCATCGTTTGCCAAGAAAGCAGGCGTCCCACAGTCTGTGGGCAAAGATTTTTCCATGGCTGATAAAGGCCGTAAATTTGCAAAAGGTGGCGATATGAAACACGAAGACGTAAAGATGGATAAGAAGATGATGCAGAAGGCCGTGAACAAACACGAAGGCCGTTTGCACAAAGGTCAGCCTATGACCAAGCTTGCCTCTGGTGGGTTTACACGCTCTGCTGATGGCATTGCTTCTAAAGGCAAAACCAAAGCCAAGCAAATCAAAATGAACTACGGCGGAAAGTGCTGAGTCATGAAAAAATATGCTGAAGGCGGCATTTATACTGCTGAAATGGGCCAGCCGCCCATGAATCCTGAAAGCGCTCCCCCTTCTAAGAAGCCAGCGCCCAAGGCTCAGCCCCCTAAAAAGTCTGTCCCAAAAGACACCGTGTTCCGTGAAGGAATGCCTGTCCCTCAAGACGTCGATGGCGGCTCTGCACCTCGTAAAAAGAAAATGGCTTCTGGTGGCTACACACGAGCAGCTGACGGTATAGCCCAGCGTGGTAAAACACGCGGAAAGATGTGCTAATCATGTTGGCCAGCCGTGGCATGGGGGCCATATCCCCAAGTAAAATGCCCAAGGGTGTTAAGAAAGCCCGAAGGGATGATACTGACTTCACGCAGTACGCTGAAGGCGGTAAGGTTGGCTTGTACGCCAACATCCATGCCAAACGTGCTCGCGGCGAAAAGATGCGTAAGCCCGGCCAGAAGGGTGCGCCCACTGCTCAGGCTTTTATTGACTCTGCAAAGACGGCTAAAAAATGACCACTACCGGATCCACCCTCTTTAATATGGACTTCACGGAGATTGCCGAGGAAGCATGGGAGAGGGCTGGACGTGAAATGCGTTCTGGCTATGACCTGAGAACTGCCCGTCGTTCAATGAATCTGATGACCATTGAGTGGCAGAACAAAGGTATCAACATGTGGACCATGGAGCAGGGTGTTATTAACCTGACCCCCGGCCTGTCTACATACGCATTACCTAAAGATACGATTGACCTGCTAGAACAGGTTATCCGTACTGGTCAGAATACATCGTCTACACAGGCCGATTTAACCATCACACGTATTAGTGTTTCTACTTATGCGACCATCCCCAACAAACTCCAGCAAGCTCGCCCAATCCAAGTCTGGGTCCAGCGTTTGTCTGGTGAAGTCAATCCTACAAGCTCTACGCTTGCAGCGACCATCAACTCCACGGACACCACGATCACGCTTAACTCGGTGGTTGGGCTAGCCGGAGCTGGATTTATTCGTTTAGACAACGAAGATATTTACTACACATACGTCACAGGCAATACCCTTGGTGGCGTGTTCCGTGGCCAGAACAACACAACCGCAGCCTCTCATTTGATTAGCACTGCCGTGTATGTTCCGCAGCTCCCTGCTGTGACTGTCTGGCCAACTCCAGACAACTCTACGCCATATCAGTTTGTGTACTGGAGACTGCGCCGGGTTCAGGATGCTGGTTCCGGTATTGAGACGTCGGATATGAACTTCCGTTTCCTACCCGCTTTGACCGCAGGCTTGGCGTATCACATTGCCGTCAAAGTGCCAGAATTAATGCCGCGCATACAGATGCTCAAACAGATCTACGACGAAACATTTGAGACTGCCGCTGGCGAAGACCGTGAAAAGGCCGCTGTTAGATTTGTACCCCGTCAGATGTTTATCGGTGGGAGTATGTAATGGGTAACCGATTCGCATCCGGCAAGATTGCGATTGCTGAGTGTGATCGCTGTGGACAGCAGTACAAATTAAAGAAGCTTAAGACAGAGGTCATTAAGCAACGTCAGTATCAGTTGTTGGTGTGTCCAGAGTGTTGGGATCCGGATCAGCCGCAGTTAATGCTAGGCACGTTCCCAGTAGATGATCCGCAGGCATTGCGTAACCCACGCAGGGATACGACCTATGTGACATCTGGTGTAAATGCCAATGGCAATCTTTCAGGTGGTTCACGGGACATCCAGTGGGGGTGGCTACCGGTGGGTGGGGCTAGTTTAAATGATGCTGGAATCACACCAAACTACTTGATAGCCACCACATTTGTAGGTACAGTCTCTATATCTTAAGGAGTTTAAACATGGCATTCACACGATCAGCAGATGGCATCGCCAAGCAAGGGAAAACCAAGGGTAAAAACCTTGGTGACAGCGGCCCTACAGTGGGCGAAATGTCTGGCGGTAAAGGCAAGGGCGGCGGTAAAACCAACGCCAACATGAAAGCAATGGGCCGTGGTTTGGCTAAGATTGCAGCACAAAAGCGAGGCTAATCATGGCAACATTCAGCAAGAAATTAATGGGTAAAGAAGTTGGCGACGCCAAGGTCTATGCCACTCCACACACAATGACTGGCAAGGTTGTTAAAGCTTCTACCAATCCCGGCAAAGAGTCTGACATTGGCAGCACAGATACAATGCGCATGAGTCTTGGCAACTACAACAACGCTAAGAACAGACCTGACACCAAAACAACTGGTATCAAAATTCGTGGTACAGGCTGCGCTACCAAAGGCGTTATGGCCAGAGGCCCGATGGCATGACGTACAACGAACTCGTCACGATGGTTTCAGATTACTGTGAGAACACGTTTCCCACAGCGGATATGAACACGTTCATTCGGCAGGCAGAGCAGCGTATTTACAACACTGTTCAGATCGCCAATTTGCGTAGAAACATGACGGGTACTTTGTCAGCAAACAATAAATATTTATCCGCTCCCGGCGACTTCCTGTCTACATATTCTTTGGCAGTGATTGACACCAACGGCGACTATGTTTATTTGCTCAACAAAGATGTGAACTTCAT